CGATTCAAGAAATATTCCCCGCACAGGGTCCGGTAAAAACCAAGATAATCGGCGCGCCGGATGAGGAGAAAAACAAACAGGCTGCGCGCATCCGTAGCTACATGAACTATCTCCTCACGGAAGAGATGACGGAGTACCGCCCGGAGACGGAGCGACTCCTCTTCTCCCTGCCCCTATCGGGCAGCGCCTTCCGCAAGATTTACTTCGACCCGATTCTCGGGCGCCCCTGCTCCAAGTTTGTGCCCGCTGAAGATTTCTATGTGAACAACGCGGAGTCCGATATCTGCATCGCAGAGCGGATGACCCATCTTCAGAAGCGGACCAAGAATGAAGTTCGCAAGCTTCAGGTTGCAGGCTACTACCGGGACATTGATCTCCCCGAACCGCAATCCATGTTCCAGCCGATTGAGGAAACGGAAGCCGAGATCACCGGCATTGCGATCGATAACGACAACCGGCATTCGATCCTTGAGGTTCTGGTTGATCTAGACCTCCCGGGCTTTGAGGACACCCACGATGGCGAGCCCACCGGCATCGCTCTACCCTATGTGGTGTCCATCGACTATTCATCGAGCACCGTTCTGTCCATCCGGCGGAACTGGTATGAAGACGATCCCCTGAAGAAGCGGCGCCAGCACTATGCACACTTCATTTACATTCCGGGTCTTGGCTTCTACGGCTTTGGTCTTATCCACCTTATTGGTGGCATGGCCGATTCTTCGACATCTCTTATCCGCCAGCTAGTTGACGCGGGCACCCTGTCCAACCTCCCCGGCGGCCTAAAGGCAAAAGGCCTTCGTATCGACGGGGATGACACCCCCATCGCCCCGGGGGAGTTCCGCGACGTATCGGTCCCTGCCGGCGCTATCCGGGACAACATCTTGCCCCTGCCGTACAAGGAGCCGTCTCAGGTCCTGTACCAACTACTTAATGATATCGTTCAGGAGGGGCGCCGCTTTGCCTCTCAGGCAGATGTCAAAGCCTCGGATATGAACAGCGAAGCGCCGGTCGGCACGACGCTGGCGCTCCTTGAGCGTTCCCTGAAGGTTGTTACGGCGCTACAGGCCCGACTCCACGCGGCACAGAAGCAAGAGTTCAAGATGCTCGTGGCGGTCCTCAAGGACTATGGGCCGACCCCGTACCCCCAAGGCGAGATCTCCCCAGAAGATTTCGATGACCGCATTGATGTGGTCCCGGTCTCCAACCCGAACTCGGGGACCATGGCGCAACGGATCATGCAGCATCAGGCCGCCCTCCAATTGGCCCAGCAGGCACCCCAGCTCTACGACCTGCCCCTGCTTCATCGCCAGATGCTTGAGGCGCTAGAGATTCCCGATGCGGATGAGCTTGTTCCCATGAAGGGCGATATGCGGCCCACAGACCCCGTGGCCGAAAACATGAACATCATCAACAGCAAGCCTGTTCAGGCGTTCATGTATCAAGACCACGAGGCCCACATCAAGGTCCACCAGTCCATGGCGCAGGACCCGAAGATCCTCGCTATCGTTTCCCAGTCCCCGAATGCTCAGTCCATTCAGGCGGCCATGGAAGCACACATCGCAGAACACGTTGCCTTCCAGTACCGGCGAGAGATCGAGAAGCAGCTTGGGGTGGAGCTACCCGACCCGAACGAGCCGCTCCCCGAAGATATCGAGTTCCGCCTATCCCAGCTCGTGGCGCCTGCTGCAGAGCAGCTCCTTGGCAAGGATCAGGCCGAGGCAGAGCAACAGCGCATCCAAGAGCAGATGGAAGACCCCATCTTCAAGCAGCGTGAGCGCGAGCTGCAGATCGAGGAGCAGAAGGTTCAGGGCGAATTCCAAGCCAAGATGGCGAAGATCGAAGAGGATCGCCGCAAGGCCCAAGAGCGCTCCCAGCTTGAGCGTGACCGTATCGCCTATCAAGAGCGTAAGGCCCAGAACGATCAGAAGCTCAAGGCCGCAGAGCTGCTTGCGAACGTTGAGCTGGAACAACTCAAGCTCAATTCTGACGAGAAAATCGCCGGAGCCAAGCTTGGTCAGCAGATCGCGAAGGACCTAGAGGGCGGGAATGGCTAATATAACTGTCTATGATGTGTTGATTAAACGCATTACGGATGATAAAAATGACATCCAGCAAGCCTTGGTGGATGGATCTCCTCGATCTTTCGAGGAATATAAGTTCAGCGTAGGCAAGCTGCATGGCTTGGCGATGGCCGAGAATCATATCTTGGCCCTCAAAAAGCATTATGAAGAGTCTGACGAAGACTAACGCAACGCGGGGCGCATCCGCGCAGGTGTAAAAACATGGCGGAAGTACAACAGGAAGAGCCGCGCAACGCAGCTCAACTGCCTGACCCTAAGGGTTATAAGATTCTGATCGCTCTCCCAAACCCTGATGAAACCTTTGAATCGGGGATCGTCAAAGCAAAAGCGACTATGGACGACGAAGAGATTGGCTCAATTGTTGGGTTCGTTCTCAAAGTTGGTCCCGATGCATATAAGGATGAAAAGCGATTCCCCTCTGGAGCCTACTGCAAGGAAGGCGACTGGGTGATGATGCGATCCTTCTCGGGCACCCGCTTTAAAGTCCACGGTAAAGAGTTCCGTTTAATCAACGACGACTCTGTTGAAGCTGTTGTCGAAGACCCACGGGGGATTGTGAAGCTATGAGCGAAGCAGAAGATTTCCAAGAAGAAGCGGATATCCTCGCCACTCCTCAGGAGATTAAAAGCTCCAAGGGCCTTAAGCCCCAAGAGACGGAGCTTGAGATCGAGATTGAGGACGACGAGCCGAAGCCGGCGCCTAAAGCGGAAGCTGAAGGTGACGACGAGGACGATGACGAGCTAGAGAACTATTCTGAGCGCGTACAGAAGCGGATCAAGAAGCTGACCTACGAGCGTCGTGAAGAAGCGCGTCGTCGGGAGCAGATTGAGCGTGAGCGCGACGAAGCATTGCGTGTGGCGCAACATGTTCAGAGCCAGCTCGGAGAGCGAGACCAGCTCATTCAGCGTGGGCAGGCGGCGCTTGTTGCTGAGATCAAGCAGCGCGCCGAGATTGCCCTAGAGAGCGCCAAGTCCCGTTATCGTCAGGCCTATGATACTGGGGACCCCGATAAGATTATTGAGGCGCAGGACGTTCTTAATAAGGCGCAGTTTGAACTCCGCGAGGCGGATAATTACGAGCGTCAATTACAGAACCGCCCCCCGGCGCAAACTCCGCAACAATATCAGCAGCCGCAGCCTCAGGCTCGCAAACCTGATCCGAAAGCCCAATCTTGGGCAGACCGGAATAAAGGCTGGTTTAATTCTCCGGAACATCCGGATATGACGGCTACTGCCTACGGTATTCATGAGAAGTTAGTTAGGGGTGGTGTTGACCCGACTTCTGATCAATACTATGAGACAATTGATGCAGAGATGCATAAACGCTTCCCCGAATATTTCGGTGAGCAGATTGATATCGCAGACGAAGAACCGCCAACGCGTCAGGCTCCTCGTCGAGCGCAGACCCCACCCGTAGCGCCAAGTGCGCGTAATAACGGGAGCCGGTCCAGTAAAGTGACTTTGACGCGCACACAAGTGGCTATCGCAAAACGGCTCGGTCTTACGAACGAGCAATATGCGAACCAGATGCTAAAGGACGCCCAGCGATGACTAGCGAGCGCACACCCCGTACCCGCGACACTCGACAAGAGCAGGCGCGCACTCCCGACAAATGGGTCCCGCAGGGTATGCTTCCAGTGCCTGACCCCCAAGATGGATGGGTCTTCCGTTGGATTCGCACCTCTGCCCGAGGGAATTCGGACAACTCTAATGTTTCGAAGAAGTTTCGTGAGGGCTGGCGTCCAGTGAATGGTTCCGACCATCCAGAGCTTTATGCTCAAAGCGATCTAGATAGCCGCTATCCAGATGGCATTGAGATCGGAGGGCTTCTTCTTTGCAAGTGCCCCGCCGAGATGATGAAGCAACGCCAAGACCACTACAGCAAGCTTTCCGAGAGACAGTTAGCGTCCGTTGACCAAGACTACATGCGTCAGGGAGATCCTCGTATGCCTCTGCATGCGCCAGAACGGCGTACAGAGACTTCATTCGGTCCCCGCGTTAGTCGGGGAGATTCCTGATCATATAGGAGTTTTAAACAATGGCGACGACTGCCGCTCCGTATGGTGCTCGTCCGGTTGATACTCTTGCTGCTACGGGTTTCGTAAACAAAATCCGTCAGATCAAGATTGCTTCCGGGTACGGCACCGCAATCTTTTACGG